GGATTCTGGAAGGTGACAATAATAATTGCCTGTAAAAGATCCAGGCCCAGCTAAAATTTGTGGGCCTCCGCCACCGCCTTCCCATAATTTAGCAGTCCCCGACTCAAACCCGTCTATAAATATCCGTGCCATTACGCATCAGCTCCCGTCAATGTCGCAGTAACCTTTAAAACATCGTCATCTTCGACTGCCTTACTCGTTGAAAAAGCACTCGAACAATACAGCACTTCACCTGACGCTGAATCGCCTTTTGTGCTTGCACTAAGTAACGATCCACCATAAATGGTCTCAGTTGCATTCATGGTAAACGATGCCACATTCGCCGCATTGGAAATGCTCTTAGCCGCCACACCAGCCTCTTGCCAGGTTGGTCTCGCACCCTCGTCATAGTTTTCGCTTTCCGTGTACCCGGGAGCCTGATATGTATTCGCAGCCAAAGGAGTGTAATCGTCATTGAAAAGAGCAATATACCACGTTCCTTTTTGCGCCCCATCAGAGAACACCACATCTAAAACATGGGTAATTCCCTCATCGGTGGTAATATTCGTCTCTTCCCAGCTATCATGTAATAGATATGCACCACTCCGCCTACTCGACTTTTTCCACTGTTCCCACTTCCAAACAGAGCTTGTGCTAAGAATAGATTTTAAGTCTCCCATTTCAATACCTCCTTACAACATCTCAATAAACTTTACGCTCATAGTCACGTGGCCTTCAGTGATAAAAACCTCCGATGGTACATCGCTCAACCGTGCCATAAAATAACTCCCCTCATGATCCTTCAGGTAGAACGGACTTGAATAATTGTTTAAGTCGTCCATAGCCGCCCTGAATTCAGTCAAGCTACTATCTGCTGATTCCAGGAATATGGCGTATGTTCTCGACCTGCGTTCATCTCCGAACTTCGTGGATCGCTCAAGGCCGCCAACCGTTTGATTCCAAATTACGTTGGGAACCTCATCCACTTTTGGATTTGAAGCGAAGTCCACCTTGAATTCATACCCGTAGCTCATAAATATCTCAGAACACTGCGGATTCTCCATGGACGTTACCGTCACCCGCCAGTATCGCTTGGTTAAGGCTGTGGACAAAGTTTTCACAATCGGGTTATTGTCTCCTTGCGTCCATCCGGTTACGGCATTCGTCCAATCCGAATCGTTCGTGGAATACTGCCACGTAATATCCTCACCATTGAAGTTGTGCTTAGGGATAACCAGGATGTCCACCGATTCGTTCCCTGACGCCCCCTGGTCCACATGAAAGGTCTTAGCTTCGGTTACAGTATCTTTCCAATATAGAGATATCGCCCGGTCGTATAACCGCGCTTTCGGGTATCCCGTATCGGCTGTACCCGTAACCGTAACCGTGCCGTCTTCCAATATATTTCGAGTGTAGAGTTTTATCTTAGCCATTAGGCTGTCCCCCACTGATGGTCTAACTCACCGATTGCTTTCTTGAATTCCATTGCTGCGGTTCTCATTGCCATCTTATCCCCGGTCATAACCTGTGGGGAAAACGTAATGTTGTAAACAGGTCCCGCTTTTGTAGCTGCCATGGGCTGGGATTGCGGAGTCATAGCATTAAGGTTTTCAAGAGTCCCAACCCCGTACTTCGCAACCGCTTCTTTCTTGACTACAAACTCGCCTCGTTCCAGCATGGATGGGACGGTATCACCGCCGCCATAGCCAGAAATATGACCACCTGTCGCCCTCCTGTTGTCATACCAGCTCCCCCTACCACTGCTCATCATATTGTCCGCAAACTCGACGGAATTTGTTACCATATACCCGAGTTTGTTCACAAACATACGCATCCTTTCGTTAAGATTATCGCTTTCCTTGTATTTCGAAGCAAACGAATCCAACCAATCATCAGATCCATATTTTCTATTGATATCGCTGGATTTAAACGCATAGAGTAACGCTCTAACAGAGTCATTAACAGTTTTCCAGTCAGGATTTGAGCTATTTGTACCCAGTATTTTACTAAAGAATTTTGAATCACCACTTTCCCTATATTCAGCTAATGCAAAACCACGCAAATCAGATGGATTGCTTAATAGGGAATTTGGTAAAACTTCCCCACCAGCAGCCATCTTGTTCATCTGGTGAAGTTTGCTCGCACCAATAGCAGCGGCACTCTTTTTGTTTATCACAAACTCGCCTGGCTCTAACATTGCCGGAACTGTATCCCCCCCACCATAACCCGGGATCATGCCGCCAGCAGCTTTCTTTTCCCCCTCTTGCGCTGCTCGACTAACCCTAATAAGTACTGAAACTGTCCTCGGGAGTTCACTGATCTTTTGTGCCAACTTTTGAATCAAACGAATAGCCCTGTTTATACCACTCTCGAAAGGAGAAACATTTAATGCGAGTTTTCTCGGATATTCTGCGTGGAGATCTATACCAGTTAACGCTTCATGTGTTTTCTCCAACTTATTTAACGCCACTTTATTTGTGACATTAAGCGGTTTCTCTCTTTTTGCCTCTTCCTCGGTATATCCTATCGCTAAGTCAGCAGCACTGAGATTTCTGAGGGCTTTGTCCACTGTTATGTTGACAGGTTTTTCTTTGTTTAATTCCAGCTCCACCTCATTCGCAATTCTTTGAATTTCTTTGAGTGCTTTCTCAACCTCGTCTTTAATTTTACTTGTTGTATCCTTGGCTTTCGTTACCCTCTTATTTTCAGTATCCGCCCACGAAGAATAGTACGTTGTAACCTGATATCCCATATCTTTGTACCACTTCATCCACGCATCATACGTGGTGCTGATAACCTTTATCTCCTCATATGTTGATTCCTTGTTTAGTTCATCCTTTTTATCTGCCAGCTGATTGGCCAGGTTAAGAATTGAACTGTATTTATCCCTTGCTACACCAAGTTGCTTAATAGCTTCTTCCATTTCAGTGGCAGTCTGGGCTTCCGCAATGGCTAACTCAGCGTCCGCCAACGCCTGCTTTGCTGCCAACAAATCTTCATTTATTATCTCCTTATCAGTATATTCAACCTGACGAATTGCCTTCAAATCCTCTACTAATTTCTCTTCGAGAGACTTTACCTGGTCAACTAATTTTTGTCGTGCTTTTAGTTCCTTCTCAGCAGCCTTCTCCGCCTCTTTTAATTTCTTTTCTTCGGCCTTTCTTTTTATCTCGATATCTTTATTCGCCGCTTTTTGTGCTGATTCAAGTTTCTTATCCTGTAACGCGATGTAATCGACCAGTTCTTTTCCCCAAAATTTTACCATCTCAGCGGCTATCTTCGCTTCTAATGCAACCTTATCGTTTCGATACTGCTCATCTGCCCCGAGCTGTCCCAGCAGGAACTCTTTATATTTTTTTGCCTGAGACTCTAATGACGCTACCTTTTTCTGGACATTGAATTTCTCATCAAGGTCCTGCTTATCGTAATATGCCTTCCACGCATCATCCATTGACTGCAAGGCTTCTCCATGCGTCTTAACCCAGGTGCTTGTTGCTTTTTGGCCTTCCGTGATGGCCTTCAGGATTGCGTACACAAGCTCATTGCTTAATTTTTTACCATTAACTGTCATGTCCTGCAATTCATGTAGTGTCTCAAAGAATGACAATTTGGCTTTTTCCTTGAGGGTCAAATAGCTGTCCGCGATTTCTGAAATTAGCTCTTTTTGTTTGTCTGTAAATTCCTTAGTCTTATCGGACCCGCGTCCAAGTTCCTTGAAATACTCGATTACCGCTTTCGAACTGTTTCTCCAGCCCTCCTCTAATATGCGAAACATCTTGCCTAACATATCACCTACCACTGGAATATGTTTTTCGGCAACATCTGCTAACCAACCTGCAAAAGATGCTTTCAACTCCCCCACTAAATCGTTTAAAGAAATAGTTTTGTCTGCTACCCATTTAAGCTGAGTCCCTACACTTGAAATTTGGAATTCAACCTCTTTCCACACCCCTGCCCACAAACTTGCACTCTCAGCGGCTTCTCCGTATTCCCTATGTAACGCTACCAATGCCGCAACCTTGGTTATATGGGCGTCACTTGCAAATTCTGCCAAAACCTTATTGTTTTCTTTGAAAGCATCTATGGTAAGTTGAATTTTGTCGGCTAACTCAGGATGAGCTTTAATTAGTCGTTGTAACGTCGCGATATACGCCTGATTTGTGGCTACACCTTGAAAAACATCATCTTTGAATTTCAAAGCCTTCTTCCCCGTTGCATCTAACGCCCCGGCAAACGCCTTGAGTGAATTAACGAGTTGCATTTGGGCAACAGCATTCAGTTCAAGCTCTTTTATAGAAGCCTGTATCGCATTTCGATAGGCTAAAATAACACCCGTAATTGCTAATAGAATAATTTTAACAGGCCCTAATGCAACAAGAAAACCTTTCAGGTAAAGTCCAGCAGTGGCCAATGCTCCCGAAAGGCCGGTCGCCCCCGAAAGAGTTGTAGCCAAACCCCTGAAGGTCATAGTTACCGCTTGAATTGCGGTGAACTTCATTAAACTCGAATAGAGTGCAACACTGGCTATCTTTGCAAGTTTCAACCCCCCTGCAAATGCCGCCAGTTGAATTACGGCTTGACCTGCAATTGAACCCGCAAAGGTTTCAATCCCAACTACAACCCCACGTAAACCGTCAATAAATAGTTTCAACGCATTAGTTGCTCCAGCTTCCCCAAAGGCAACCGCGACGTTCTTTGCCCTATCAGCTAAGTTCTTAATTTTTAAGCCAAGGCCCTCTGCCTGCTTTGCCGCCATTTCTTCTGCGGTCCCGAGTTCGTATACTTTACTCAACGCCTCTTGATACTTACCGGAAACAAACGACGAAACAATAATTGCAGCTGCCTGAGCACCACGCAAACCAAACAGACTGAATGCCTTAGCCATATCTACTGTCT